TATAAATTTAAATTGGGAAGAAATATTATCTGGAGCAATTACTGGCCTGTTAAGACAATCGGAAAGTATGAGACAAAATATTGCTTGGGGTCATAATGCTAATTTTAACATTTATGATAAGTGGGGAATGACCATTTCTGGTTCATTATGCGAACAAGCTTTAGCTAAGAAAATGAAAAGTTATTTCAGTCATAGCGTAAATAATTTTTATGGTTCTGACTTAACCATTAATAATAAATCTGTTCAAGTAAGATCACAATTAATGTCAAAAAAAACTAACAATCTTATCATAAGACAGGGTTATAAAAAAACAGACTATTATTTTTTAGTGGGTGATGATACACCTACATACACATTCTTTGGATACATAGCTCCAAAAAATATTGAAATATTTGGTGAATGGACAAATTTTGGCCATAATTCAAGACCTTATGTTTGGTCTATTCCAATAGATAAATTAAAACCTATTAGTCAGTTTAAATATGAAAGATAAATCATTCTTTAAAGTTGAACATCAATTACTGGATAATACAGTTCTTAAACCAGTTGAGAAATGCCTTTTAATGCTCCTTAGAAGACTTAAGACAGCTCCTAGAGGGTGTACCCCTAGTCACTCCTACCTTATGAAAAGAACCTCAATTAAACACAGGAAAACGCTTGTTAGACATTTGGATAAACTTCAATTGTTTGGTTATATAACTTGGCAAAATAGGGGGAAAAACCAGACTAACAAATATTACTTTAGGGAAGATAGCCAATTTCAATCCATTCTGCAAAGCAACCTAAGATTAAGAAGTAAAATGTCCTTACAGCAAAAACAATTATACAATGATAGAAAGTTATTAAAGGGTATAAACAATAAAAAGGTAGTATTGATTGAAAGCTTAAAGAAATAGGGGAGGTATAATTTTGTCACCTATGGGTGTATAAAAAATATACCTGAATTAAGATATATAATATTAATAATTACTAGCTACAAATATGGTACAGAGCAAACAAATACAATATTGTCTTAGCAGGGTTAGGAAGTCTTTAAATGCTGACTATAGAATGGCTATAAAAAGAAATAAAAGTAATAGACCAAAGAACCCCCCCCTGATTGATTTACTTGAATACTTAAAAAGTAAAAAGGTGTCCGATCTTGAGCTTGATAAAGTTGTTAATGATTATTGGAAAGCTGTTGAAAAAGACCCAAACTTTGAAAAACAATTTGCACAGCAAATCAAGAACAAGTATAATAAAAATGTTTAAACACAATATCTAGGTATTAAAATACTTTTCCCAAAAAGTATTTGGATATGGCCAGTTTCTTACCCTTTCAAACTGGCCTATCCTCCTTGATCTTCTTTGTAATCATCAAGTTTTTTTAAGTTATTTATTTTACAGGTTAATAAACTTTCTACGCCTATAAGTTCTTTGTCCAAGTCTGATATAATACAATTACCATTAGAATAATTAGGATGAGACATAACCACACCATATATGCCTCTACCTTGATGAAAAACGTAATCACCCTTTTTAATAATCATAATATTTCCAATTTGTTCTAAAGTCCCACTTGCAAAAAAATATTTTTAAATCTTTCAATTTCAAAAAAGATTTTAAATACTTTTTATAAATTTTTTGGCTTGATTTATTTGGAAATGATTTATCAAAAGATGAATTATAAAACTGGTTTTGATGTTTTAAAAAAGCATCTACTGATTTTTTGTGCTTATAATCAATATTAATAATAGTTGGTTTATCACTTAATCCTCCAGGATGCATATCGCCAGAAGTAGATATTAATTTTAAATCAATCATTATTCCACCTCCTCTATTTGATCTATGCTTAATCCATCAGCATTTTCAAAATTCTCATCATCCCATTCTGATAATGGTTTATTCAATGCTTTTTTTTCTGCTTCTTCTTCGTTCTTAGCTTTTATTTCTATTTCATAAGTAGAATATAAAGTTTGACTAGCTGTTATTTTGTATGTCTTCATTATTTCCCTTTGGTTGTTTGTTGTTAAAATAATCCCTTACAATCATTTTCCAAGCTAATTTATTTTCTTTTTGTAAAGTTGTCAATAGCAAATAAACTGTCTGTTTAAGATCAGTATTATTCCCAACCTTTAGATTTTCTATATTTTGTCCAATAATCATTTTTTATTCTGTTCCTTTCTTTTAAGTAATGACTGATACCCAATATCAAAGCTGACCCTATTATTATTATTAGTTCCATTAGTACCCCCACCTTTTAAAAGTTTCTTCGATCATATCTTTTAATTGATAAGTGCAACAATAATCATTATTTTTATTAGATTTACATATTGCTTCTATCTCATCAATTAACTCTTGTTTATTTTTTAAATCTTCTAACTCTAATTGTTCATCTGTTTTTAGTGCTTTCATTTATTCCCCTTTGTTATGTGTTTAAGATCGTCATAATTAGAACACCACTTATAGAAATCTTTATTGGTATTCTTATATTCTTTATTAAAATCATCATCATCATTTAATAAAGATTGATATTCAGTTAATGCTTCCTTAAATGTCTTCATTTATCCTCCTTTACTTCTTTTATTTCTGGGTCAACATAATCGTCAAACTCACTAAATTCTAAGTCGCCAACATCAGCATCAATCATTTTACCTTTTTGATCGCCATAGAATATTCGCCAAGCTTGTTCTTCATTTTTAGCAAAAACAATTGTGTCTCTACTCATAACTGGCATTGAATTAATAATGTATTTTTTCATTTTTAACCTCATCATTTTTAATGTTTTCTGACCCACAGAAAGCACAAACCTCAGTCATTTCAGATAATTCGTACCAGCTATAATTTTTCTCAGGGTCAAACTCTTTCAATAGTGTTCCATCAGTAAAGCTACAATCTAAACATTTCATTGTTTGTCCTTTTCTTTTTGTTCGCAATAATCAGTTAAAAACTCATCAACATAATAAGCTGTTGTAGCGTCTATGTCTGTGATGGTTTCTGTGTACCAAGTTTTATTGGGTCTTTCCATTGTTGTAACAATAGCCCAACCTGTGCATTTGTCAGTCATTGTTTCCCCTTTGTTTGTCTGATTAAGTTAGTTAATAGTTTATTTGCTTCATTAAAATCTTCCATTATTTCATCATCATCAAAAAATAACTGGTCATTTTCTGAAGTCCAACCTCTAGGAAAATATTTTTGTATTAAGTCGCATAAATCATCATAAAAATAATCTATGCTTTTAACTTTTTTATTTTTATTTTTTTTCATCTTCTTCCCTTTGTTTTCTAGTGTCTTTAATGTACCAATAAATAGTGACTGGAACAGCAATAGCTACGCTTATTATATTTAATAATAGATTTTCCATTATTTCCCCTTTGTTATTATTACATTAACTTTTTTTATACCTTTCCAATTTTTATAAGGTACTATTTCATATTTATCCTTGCTAGTGTTAGCCATAGCTAAACTAGCTTTAATATATGCTGTCCAATTATTAGAAAGCATTTCCTGTTTTTGTTTGTCTGTCATTTGTTCCCCTTTGTTGTATTCACAATATATAATTGTAAATTATTTGTCAATACTAATTATATTCCCTAAAATCAGGAGCTATTATTCCATAACCTCCCCAATCTTTATGAATATTTTTATCTTTACTAAATTTGTCACATAATTTAAGAGCATAACCTCTAGGATCACCATTAAAAAAGACTTCATTAGTGTTTAAAATCTTCTTAACTTTGTCAATTATTTTAGTAGTCTCACTATCAATGTTTTGAGTAATACCATTACAATAATCTTCGGCTAATCTATGAGCTTTATTTTCTAACCTAAATAATTTTTTACCTAGTTTAATACTGTCAATATCTAGATTAAAAATAGCTTTAAGATTATCATTATGTTTTTCTATTTGATTGTACATTTTTTGTTTTTTGTCCATATTATTTACCTTTTTATTGATTGTTATTGATGTAGTCTTTAGCTAATTTAATAACTGTTTCAGCTTGTTTTTGGTTTAAATTGTGAACAGCTTTTAAACCCTCTAAAAGCATTTTATATTGCATTCCCTCATTTTCAGGCAAAAACATTAAATTGTTATAATGTCCATTTATTAAAGTATATATTGCAAAGGATATATTTTTATCTTTATTAAAAGTATATGCTTTGTGACTTAAATCATTAATCATATTTTCCCTTTGTTTTATTTGTTTTATTGTATATATTAAACATACAACCTTTTATAATTTATTGTAAATGATTTGTCAACATTAAATATTAAAATAATTATATGAATAAAACTAAATTTACACCTGAGACCCTAGAATATATATTTGAGCAATTGGCTTTAGGTAGAGGTATTAAAAAGGTTTTAGATGATGATAAGGTTAAGGCCAGTTGGGAGGGCTTTAGAAAGTTATTACATAAAAAACCTAAAATAAGAGAAGAATATGAAACAGCAAAGCAAGATGGTGTTGATTATCTATTAAGTGAAGCAAGCGAACAATTGCAAACAGCTATTAATGAATTTAAGATAAATGGCAAAGGTGATCTAGCAATTAGCCATTTAGTAAAAGAAGCTGTAGCTTTAAGTAAGTGGAAAGCTACCCATTTATTGCCTAAATATTCTAATAAAACGCAAGTTTCTTTATCAAATCATAATGATAAACCCTTGATTGTAAAGTGGTCTAAAGAATAATAAACATTAAAAAGATTAATTAAATAAAGGATTACTGTAAAGTTGTTGCAAACTTTGTCCACAAAGTTGCCTAAACAATCTATAAGAAAAAAAATATAATGCTAGTTGCATACAAGTAAAATACAAGTTGCATTATTCGCTTTAAGATATTACTGATAAATCGGCACTATCAGAACAATCTAGCAAGTGTGTTGTAAAATCAAGGAAGGGGGGTTTTAAAATGACCCCTACCGCTAAAATTTTGACGCTGGCGTTGATAGCGTTAATAGGAGGTACATACAAATAAATTAGAAAGCCCACTATGTTTGACGATAATAAACCAAAGATATATGCTATAGTTCTTGTATCTGAACATAACAATTCAGTATCAGTTCATTTTGAAGGATTTTCTGATTTACAAGATGCTAAAGATTTTAGCCATTACATTATGGAAGAATTAAATATAGAAGATATTAATAATCCAAAAGATTTCACAGTTCACTAGGTGGGGGGTTTTGTTTAAAAGATGTCAGAAATTGTAATTCCATACTCACCAAGAAAACTCCAAAAATTTTTGCACAAAGAAATGCTTAAGCACCGATTTAATGTAGTCGTTGCACATAGGCGGTCAGGCAAAACAGTAATGTGTATTAATCACATGATTAAGGATGCCTTAACCAATCCTAAACCAAACCCAAGATATGCTTTTATTTCACCTACATTCAAACAAGGTAAATCAACCGCTTGGGATTACATAAAAACCTATGGCAAGAACATCCCTTTTGTTAAGTTTAATGAATCAGAATTAAGATGTGATTTTCCCAATGGTTCAAGGGTTACTATTTTAGGTGCTGAGAATGACCAGGCGTTAAGGGGTATATTTTTAGATGGTTGTGTAATGGATGAAACCCAAAATATTAGTTCTACATTATTTCCAGAAATCATCAGACCTGCTTTGGCAGACCGCAAGGGTTGGTGTATTTTTATAGGTACACCCAAAGGACAAAATTATTTTTATAAATTACACAAAGAAGCAGAATCTAAAAAAGATTGGTGGACAGGAGTATTCAAAGCATCTGAAACAAAAATATTAGACAAAGAAGAATTAGAGGCGGCACAAGCTGTAATGTCTTCAGATTTATACGACCAAGAATTTGAATGTTCATTTCAAGCTGCTATCACAGGTTCTTATTATGGGGCTATCATTGAAAATTTAGAAAACACAGGAAAGATAACAGATGTGCCTTATGATGAAAATTTAAAAACAGAAACCTGGTGGGATTTAGGTCTTAAAGATTCCACAGCAATTTGGTTTGTGCAAAGACATGAAAACGAAGTTAGGGTTATTGATTATGAAGAATCCTCTGGTGAAGGTCTTGATTTTTATGCAGACCTACTAGATAGCAAACCTTATAAATATGATAGACATATAGCTCCACATGATATAAAAGTTAGGGAATTAGGAGCTTTTGGAAAATCAAGGTTGGAAAGTGCTTTAGAATTAGGTATATCATTTGATGTAGCACCTAAACTTTCAATTGAAGATGGAATAGAAGCTGTGAGAAGAACATTACCTAATTGTTATTTTGATAAAAATAAAACACATCAAGGTTTAGAAGCTTTGAAAGCTTATCAAAAAAAATGGGATGAAAAGAATCAATGTTTTAAAAACAGACCGATTCACAATTTTGCCAGTCATCCTGCTGATGCGTTTAGATATGGTTGCACTTTTGTAGGTGGAGAGGTGACAGACTGGAAAAAGGAAATTTTTGTTGATACAAGATATATAGTTTAATTATGCCAAAAAAAAGAATCAAACGACTAGAAGATCCAGATTTAAAAAACATTTTACAATCACACATAACTAATGCTTTAGGATTTTTAGGCGGAACACTTTCTACTCAAAGAGAAAAATCTTTAGAATATTATCAAGGAGACAAGTTAGGAAATGAAATAGATGGAAGATCGCAAGTTGTAAGTACAGACGTTGCTGATACAATAGAAAGTTTATTACCTAATTTATTAAGGGTCTTCACAGCATCAGACAGGGTTGTTAATTGTGAACCAGTTAAAGCAGAAGATGCTCCTTTAGCAGAACAAGCCACAGCATATCTCAATCATATTTTTTACAAAGAGAATGATGGATTCGTTTTACTTTATAATTTCTTTAAAGATGCTCTTTTGGAAAAGAATGGAATCTTAAAAGTTTATTATGATGATACTGTTACAGTTGAACATGAAACTTATAAAAATTTAACCGATCAAGAGTATCAAGACATCATAGATCAGGATGATGTTGAGGTTGTTAAACATTCAGAAAAAGAAGATGAGCTAGGCGAAGAATCTTTAGAACAATTTGAAAATCAAATGAGTCAAGCAGGTTTAGATTTAGATTTACCTACTCCTAAACTACATGACTTAGAAATTAAAAGAACTTTAAAAAAAGGAAAAATAAAAGTTGATTCAATTCCACCTGAAGAATTTTTAATTGATAAGAACTGCATTAAACTTGATGAAGCAAATTATGTTGCACATAGAGTTGATATTACAAGATCAGAATTAATTAGTATGGGTTACAATAAGGATGATGTAGAAAGTCTTCCAGCAAGTGAGTCATCAATTTTAAATACAGAAAAATTTGCAAGATATAAAAACATTGATGATTATCCTTTTAACACCTCACAAGATAAATCAACTCAGACAGTTACTATTTATGAAAATTATGTTCGTTATGATTTTGATAATGATGGTATAGCAGAACTTAGAAAAATAGTTTCAGTTGGTGAAAGCTCAGAACAAATTTTAGAAAATGTTCCTTGCGATCACATTCCATTTGTTTCAGTTACTCCAATTCCAATGCCACACAGATTTTATGGTAGATCAGTTGCAGAATTAGTTGAAGACATTCAATTAATGAAATCAACTGTAATGAGACAATTGTTAGACAATATGTATTTAACAAATAATAACAGAGTTGCCATTATGGATGGAATGGTAAATATGGATGATCTTCTAACTTCAAGACCAGGAGGAGTTGTTAGAACTAAACAACCACCTAATCAAGTAATGCAACCGATACAAGCACAACCAATTTCAGGTCAGGCATTTCCATTATTAGAATATTTAGACACAATTAGAGAAGTTAGAACTGGTGTAACAAAATATAATCAAGGTTTAGATGCTGATTCTTTAAATAAAACAGCAACAGGTATTTCTGCAATTATAAATCAAACTCAAATGAGAGCAGAATTGATTGCTAGGATATTTGCTGAGACTGGTGTTAAAGATTTATTTAGAAAAATGTTTGAACTTTCAGTTAAATATCAAGACAAAGAAAAAATTATTCAATTAAATAATCAATACATTCCTGTTTTACCTACTGAATGGAGAAATAGATTTAATATTTCTATTGTTGTAGGTCTTGGCACAGGTACAAAAGAACAACAATTAATTATTTTAAATAATATTTTAGATAAACAGCTACAAGCTTTTAACTTACAGGGCCAAAGAGAATACCCTATGGTTAGTTTAAAAAATATTTATAACACTTTATCTAAGATTGTAGAGAACGCAGGTCTAAAAACACCTGACAGTTACTTTATAAACCCTGACATTGGCAGACAATATGTAACTCCGCCTCCTCCGCCACCAATTCCGCCTATTGAAAAAATAGAAATGGCTAGAATTGATGCTGAGAACAAGAGAAAAATTGCAGATGTTGCAATTAAAGAACAAGAATTAATTCAAAAGAAACAAGAAATGCTTTTAGACTTTGAAGCTAAGATAAAAGAAATAGCATTAAGGTATAATACACAGTTAGATACTACAAAAATTAAAGCAGATGCTGAATTAGACAAGATGATCGTTGCAACTAACAGTAAGGCACTTGAACAAGCACAAAAATCTGCTAATATGTATGCGAAACAAATACAAGGATTAAATGGAGAGCAAAGACCAAGCCAAGAGGGTGAAGGAGTTGAACAGATCCTCTCAGGCCAAACAGATTTTACAGAATAATCTTTTTAAAGAGTCAATTGAATCTCTTAAAAAAATTTATTCTGATGCTTTGTTTGAACAAACAGGTGCAAAAGATAGTGAAGCTAGAGAAAAACTTTGGTTAGCTTATCAAGTACTTGGAAAAGTAGAACAGCATTTTAAAGAAATTCTTGAAACAGGAAAACTTGCAGAAAAACAACTTGCAGATTTTCGTAATCAACAAGAAAAATAATTCTAATCATCCTGATTAGGATAAGCCAAGCCACTAAGGCAGCTTAATATAGGAGACAATAAAATGTCAAAAACAAACCCACTACTGTCAAATTCGACAGTACAAGGTGCGGCTAAACATATTGAAGGATTGTTAAACTCAAAAGGAGTTATTGATGATTCTCAAAAAGAAGAAGCACCAGTTGAGAAGAAAGAACCAGAAGCGAAAGCTGAAGATAATCAAGAAGCTCAACAACAACCTGAAGTTCAACCTGAAGAACAGGAAACTTTAGCTGAAGAAGAAGCACCAGAAGAAAATGCTTATGAAGAACAAACAACCGATAGACACCAAGTTAAAGTTAATGGTGAAATTATCGAAGTTGACCTTGAGGAATTAAAAGCAGGTTATCAAAAGGATGCTGACTACAGACGAAAAACTGAGGAAATTGCAATTGAAAAAAAACAATTGTTATCCGAAAAAGATCGTCTAGCAAAAGAGTATCAAACTAAGATTGAAGATTTAAATGGTCTTACAGCTACTCTTAATGCTGAAATTAACAATGAACTAAATTCACAAGATTTAGATAGATTGTTTGAGGAAGATCCAGCTGAAGCTACAAAGCTTGAGCGAAAACTTAGAAGAAGGAGAGAAACTATTAAAGCTTCTCAAGAAAAACTAAGAAGACATCAACAGGAACAATTCCAAAAAATTGTTGCTGAAGAACATAAAAAAGTTGCTATTAAGTATCCTGATTTATCAGATCCTGAAAAAGCACCTGGTTCTTTTCTAAAGATGAGAAATTATTTATCTAATAAAGGTTTCTCAGAAAAAGAAATTTCTACTGTTTATGACAGTAGATTTATTGATGTTATAATGGATGGAGTAAAATATATTGATTTTGCAAATAGACCTAAATCTAATCCTGCAAAAAAAATAGTCAAACCCTCACAAGTTGTTAAGCCAGGTATTAAAAGTACAAGAGAAGATAAAGAATCTCAGTCAAGGTTAGATAAGCTTAAGACGCTTAGAAAGTCAGGAAGTCCAAGAGACGCAACTGATTTATTAAAGCGTTTTTTATAAACAATAACCTAACAAAGGAAATACAATGGCTGTATATAAAACATACGACACAGTAGGTATAAGAGAAGACTTAGCTGATATTATTTATAATATATCACCTACAGAAACTCCTTTTATGTCTGGTGTTGCAAAAACAAAAGCGACAAATACATCTCACCAATGGCAAACAGATGCGTTGGCTGATGTAGCTGCAAATGCTGTGGTAGAAGGTGCAACAATCACTTACCCAACATTATCAGCAACAACTAAAGAAACTAACTACACTCAGATTTCTACAAAATCTGTTCAAGTATCTGGCACTAATGATGCTGTTACTTCAGCAGGTAGAAATAATGAGTTAGCTTACCAAGTAGCAAAATCTGCGAAAGAATTAAAAAGAGATATGGAAACTGCTCTTTTATCTAACGTAGCTAAAGCTGCTGGAGATGGCTCAACTGCTAGAACACTTGGTGGTGTTCAAACTTGGATCGAAACTAACGTAGATGCAGGTGCAGGTGGTTCAGGTGCTGGAAATGGTGCTGCTAGAACTGATGGAACACAAAGAGCTTTCACAGAAGATCAATTGAAATCTGTGTTAAGAGCTTGTTTCAATAAAGGCGGAAACCCAAACATGGTAATGGTTGGTGCTTTCAATAAGCAAAAACTTTCTGGTTTCACAGGCGGATCTACAAGATTTGACCAAGCTGAAGACAGAAGATTAGTTACATCAATTGATGTTTATGAATCAGACTTTGGAACATTACAAGTTGCTCCAAACAGATTCATCAGAGGTGCAAATGCTACTTCTGCTAAAAGAGGTCAAGATGCTCTAGTCCTAGAGATGGATTACTGGGCAGTTGCCTTCTTAAGAGACTTCAGTTTACAGAATCCTGCACAAACTGCTGACGCAGATCAGAGATTCATGGTTG